TGTCTGCACTTGGGCAAGAATAGCGGGACCTAAACAGCATTTGACAATCGTAGAGATTGCCTCCCCACATGAGTATGCAGGGGCAGAAGTCATGCTTACCCTCAGAAAAAGTCAGTATTGGATTGGAGAGTTGAATGAAGGTGACATTGTTTACGTCAAAGACAGGTTGAAACCTGGCGACAAAATCGATTTTATGGCGGATCCTCTTTCTAATTCTCAACAGCCGCTTTTCGATCAATTTGGTAAACAGCAATCGATTCTTAACAATGAAACTTTTGTTGGCTCTCAAGTTGTTGACAACAGCGAGAGTCGCGACTTACCTGGCACATTCAGAATTGACACCTTCGTCTCAAACCCTGAGCACATAGCAATACTTAAAAAACTTGACACGTATTGCTCAAAAAAAGAAGCCGGTCATTTGCTCCTGAAATATGCCATCAGCAGTCTTCCGTCTGCTGCTAAACAGATGGAGGCTTTAGAACTTTACGACTGGTTAAACAAATTTTGAACTTCGCAAGGGCAGTCCATCTGCCCTTTTCAAATGTCCTTAGACCATTCCCTTCGCGCTCAGCAGCGCCAAAATGAACTCCACGCCATTCAGCGCTATGAGCAGCACCTCTCAGCCCTCTACGCCCAATCCAAAAATCCAGCCCCTCCCAGATGGCTCAGTTCAGATCACAGTCGGGAACTATCGAGGGATCGTTAGCTCACAGCACTTGATCACCCCAAAAACCAATCAGCTCCAAGCCTACTGGCGCAAAATGCACCAACACCACCACAGCTAAGCTACAATTCACCCATTCACCCTGTATCCTCAGGGCATGGCTAAAAAATCAACTAAATCCACAAACGCAGAAATTGAAAGCAGAGTCAGAACCGTTTATGGCTTGCTAATTAAGTCATATTCTCGTTTTGATATTTTGCAATATGCGGCAGAGCAATGGGATGTCAGCGAGCGAACCGCAGATATCTACATGCAACGCGCAAGGCTGCTCATTGCTAAAGACTCAGAGATTGAACGCCCAGAGTGGTTGGCTGCTGCAATCGCTCGACTTGTAAAATATGAACAGAAGGCAGGGCGTGACGAAAATCTGCAGTTAGCAATCAAAGCTTTAGAGACCCAAGCTAAGCTCCTGCGCTTCGACATCTGATGTCGTTGCTGACTGGCATCGCAGAAGATGAACCGCTTCTAGCTTTCGCAACACCGCCGACGCAAGAGGGCACAGTTGAGCTGGTTGAACGCATCAAAGCTGACCTACACCCTGGGCAGCTTGCTTTTGTTGATGATCAAACGACTGAAATCATCGGCCTGTCTGCTGGGTACGGTGCAGGCAAAACGAGAAGCTTGACAGCCAAAGCTGTCATCTTGTCAATCTTGAATCAGGGTTTCATCGGTTGCGTTATGGAGCCGACAGGCCCGTTAATTCGTGACATTTGGCAAAATAATTTTGAACAATTTCTAGAGCAGTACGACATCCCGTACACGTTCAGAGCGTCTCCACTGCCTGAGTACGTTTTGCATCTGCCTAGGGCTGACACAAAGATTCTCTGCCGTAGTTTCGAAAACTGGAGCAGAATTATTGGCCTCAACTTGGCTTGGGTGCTGGCTGATGAAATCGACACTGTGACGCCGTCGATTGCAGAAAAGGCATTCCCCAAGATTCTTGGCCGTCTTCGTGCTGGCAACGTGCGCCAGTTTGGTGCTGCCTCAACGCCAGAGGGCTTTCGCTGGATGTGGAACACCTTCGGCACAGAGGAGGCACAGCAGCGCAAAGACCGAAAACTGATTAGGATGCGGACGGCAGACAATCCACATCTGCCTCAAGACTTCATTGAACGGCTGCAGGCCAACTACGATCCAAGCCTGTTGCAGGCTTATCTAGAAGGCCAATTCTGCAACCTAACAACTGGTCAGGTCTATGACCGCTTTGACCGGCAGAAACACATCACAACCGATATTCCTGATGTCAGTGCGGAACCACTACGCGTGGGCGTTGACTTCAATATCGGCAACATGAGTGCAGTCATTGGTGTTCGTCTTGGCAACAAACTTCTCCTGATCGATGAGATCAGCGGCGCACATGACACCGACGCCATGGCCCAAGAAATACGAAGACGATTTCCCGACTCAACTGTCTATGTCTACCCTGACGCATCTGGCGGAAACCGCAGCACAAACGCATCGCGGACAGACATACAGATTCTTGAATCGTATGGCTTCAGCAACCAATCACCAAAAGCAAATCCTCCCATCCGTGATCGGGTGGCTTCTGTTCAGGCTTTGCTGGAGAATGGGAAAGGTGAGGTAAGGCTCCAGGTTGCGGCACAATGCAAGCGAACGATCGAATGCCTTGAACTCCAAAGCTACACCGAGGCTGGTTTGCCTGATAAAGATGCAGGGTATGATCATTTTGTCGATGCCTTGGGCTACCTTGTCTTCAGGGACTTCAGCATGCTTCACGCGCGTGCTGGACGTGGTACAGGCATTAGACTGTATTGATGATTTGACCCTTTGCCATGGCTCGCCGTTACGCTAGAGACGCCAAGGGGCGTTTTGCCCCAAAGGGCTATAGCGGTCAGACAGGCGGCAGGGGTGCGCGATTGAAAGGAGGCGGCAAGAAGCGCGAAGGAGGTGGGGCAGTTGTTGCGCCTAAAAGGGTTGGCGAAATTAAAAACACAATTTCAAAATCGAGTGCTAAACGCCGAATAAACGCAAACAGCAGAATTGCGGAACGTCAGATTGCAAAAGATGTCGCAGCGAAGTCTCAGCCAAAAATTACAAATGTTCGTGAGCAAGCGGCAAATCGTTTGAAAATTAAAACTGAAACACGTCGAAAGCTTAAAACTGATCGCAGTTCTGTTATCCCTGAGCAGCCTAAAGCACGTCGCGTAAAAGGTTCTCGTCCCGCTTCTACTGTTGCAAAAACACGTACTAAAGGCAACGACCCCAAAACTGTTGCTCGTCGTGTTGATCGGAAGGTTGCGGTTAATCAAGCAAACATCAAAAACATTGTTCAGGCTGAACGCACTGGCGCAACGCAGGGTCGGCAATATCAACGCGCATTAAAGACGCAAGCCACGTTGAAGCGTGCTCAAGAATTTGCCAAGACCGGCAAGTTGCCGGGTCGTGATAACTCAATCAAGGCGCAACGCGAACGCAAGGCGGCCAATGAACGTCTTGCCGCTAAGCGTGCAGCACGGCAACGCGGTGACACTGCTTCTGTAAATGTGCCGATGCGTGGATCACGCGGCCGCCGTCTCGATAATGAAATTAGCGGTAACGTAAAACAACAGCAAGCCGCTAAACGCGCTGCAAGTCGAACACGTAATGCACAATTCAAATCTGATCAGTCAAAAGCAAAAGCACTGCGCGGCAAATATGGCGATCAATTAGCAAAAGATTTTGCCGCAAAATCGGGCCGTAAGTTAAGCGAAGTAAAATCGACTATCAAAGGTATGGCACCGGCGCAACAAGTAAAGTTGCTGACTAAGGCTGGACGTGAACAACGAGCACAGGCAAACCTTACGCGTACCGCTGACACCCGCAACAAGCCGGGTTCAAGCATGATTCGGCGTCCAACGCAAAAAATGACACGCGGAAATCTTAGGGCTGAAAGAGCGCTAGAGTTTTACAAAGATCCTAAAAAAGCATTGAAATCAGTAAACAAAACGCGGCGAGGATTCAAAATGCCTAGAGGAATGCGTTGATGGAAAAGCCAAAAGTGACAGCTGTTGGCCGCATTTTGCGGCCTAAGCATGGCGAACCACGCAAGCATCAGACAATTAAAGTCGATCAGAACGGCAACGCAAGGATCGTCAAGGATGTTGTGTTGCCTTAAACTGCAGGCATTAGGCGGGTCTTAGCTGTGTATTCAAATCTTTCCAGTGGTCGGCAGCGTGTTGGCAACGTCACTCAGGTGAACGATCCCAACACCGCTTTTGTCAACATGGAACCCCATTGGGGTTTGATTGAAGCGCTGCTAGGCGGAACATACAAGATCCGCAAGGGTCATCGCAAGTTTTTGCCGCAGGAACCGCGAGAACAGGACTTCAGTTATGACAACAGGCTGCAGCGTTCGGTCTTGGCACCGTATTACGTCAGGCTGGAGCGGATGCTGGCAGGGATGCTGACGCGCAAGCCTGTGCGGCTTGACGACGTATCTGATCAAATCCGAGAGCAGCTGTTCGACGTAGATCTTCAAGGGAATGATCTAAACACATGGCTATATAACACCAGTCGGATTGCATTGAGATATGGTCACGTTGGTGTTTTAGTTGATGCGCCTAAGGCTGGTGACAATGGCCGGCCATATTGGGTTGCGGTTTCCCCTCGCGATATCATTGGCTGGAGAGTTGAAATCGCTGATGGTAAGCAACAGTTAACCCAGCTGCGGTTGACTGAAAAGATTATGATCCCCGATGGCTTGTATGGCGAAAAAGAAATCGAACAGGTGCGAGTGTTGACGCCTGGCGCGTTTGAGATCCATCAAAAGGATCAGAAAGGTGATTTTCGTGTTGTTGACGAAGGGCGCACAAGCCTTAGTGAGATCCCATTCAGTGTGGCTTACTCGAACCGTACTGGTGTTCTTGAATCAATCCCACCGCTTGCTGACATTGCTGAGCTAAACCTGCAGCATTATCAAGTTCAATCAGATTTGAGCAATCAGCTGCACATCTCAGCTGTGCCGATGCTGGCGATTTTCGGGTTCCCGCAGTCTGCTGAAGAGATCAGTGCAGGGCCAGGAGAAGCTTTAGCCCTGCCAGAAGGCAGCTCTGCTCAATACATCGAGCCAGCAGGCAACAGCTACGACGCGCAGTTCCGCAGGCTTGAGCAGATTGCTTCACAGATCAATGAGCTTGGTCTAGCTGCTGTGCTTGGTGCCAAACTTGTTGGTGAAACAGCAGAAGCGAAACGCATCGATCGTAGTCAGGGTGACAGCACCATGATGGTTGTGGCGCAGCAGATGCAAGACATGATCGACAACTGCTTGCGTTTTCATGCAGATTATCTGCAAGAGCGGAACGCGGGCAGCAGCCTTGTGAATCGTGACTTTATGGGTTCTCGCTTGGAGCCGCAAGAGATCCAAGCGTTGCTGCAGCTTTACACGGCAGGCACGATCACACAGGAAACGCTGTTGTTACAGCTAGAAGCTGGTGAGGTGTTAGGCGATAACTTTGACGTCGAGCAAGAGCTAGAGGCTACACAAACTGGTGGGTTGATTGAAATGAATCAGCCTGAGCCAACACCTGAACCGGAAGAAGAGACTACGATGCCTGAAGCAGCAGCGGAGGAGAATGATGAATCATGAGTACCCCTGCAGAGCTTTACCGCAATGCAATCGACCTTAATCGTTTTAGCAACAGTGTTGCTAAGCGAATTGTCATTGCATATAACGATCTTATTTTGGATGCTGTCAATCAGCTGCGTGGGCTTGATGAGTTTGATGCGTCTGCGAAAGCTGCACGGCTTCGGGCAATTCTGGCGCAGCTAAAGCAGTCTTTAGATGGATGGGCTGGAACTAGCACGCTTGCCGTTGTAGAGGATATGCAAGGGCTGGCAGTTCTGCAGTCTGAGTTTGTTGAAAATGAACTGCGCAGGGCATTGCCGATTGAGTTGCGCGATCAAGTCCGTAGCGTGCAGATTAGCCCGCAGTTTGCTCAGTCTGTTGCGACTGTTGACCCTACGGCAATCAATGTTGTTGCGTTGAGTGATGATCTGCAAGCTGCTGTCACTGGTGCGCCTGCAACGTTTCAACTTACGGCGACACAAGGAACGGCGATTACATTGCCAAACGGCAAGGTGTTGAACAAGTCATTTCGTGGGTTAGCAGAGGCGCAGGCGGATTTGTTTGCAAAGACTGTGCGAAATGGAATGCTGACTGGTGAGACAACGGATAAGATTGCACGTCGCCTGAAGGGACGGCTGAAATTTGGAGATTTTGGGCCATTGTCTGTTCGGCAACTTGCACAGGCTGGAGGCGAGCTGACAACGGTCGCCAATAATCAGGTGATGGCATTGGTTCGGACCAGCTTGAATCAAGTCGCAAATGCGGCAAGCCAGCAGGTCTACCAATCTAACCAGGATGTTACGAATCGTTACCGTTACGTGGCTACGTTGGACAGCAGAACCTCCCCGATCTGTCGCGCTTTGGATGGTCAGGAGTTTGAGTATGGGAAAGGGCCAACACCGCCGCAGCATTTCAACTGCAGGTCAACGACTGTTCCGGTGATTGATTATGAAAGGCTTGGCATTGAACCGCCACCACCAAGTCAGCTCAGGCGACCAAACACCGCTTTTGGTCCATCTAAAACCAACCTAAAACAGTCAAAAAAAATGTTTTAGGCTCTGAGAAAGTTCCGTATTTCAATCGACTAGCCAGAAAGTATGGCCCAACAGACGCTATTCGTAAATTTGTAAGCGAGGACGGATCAGAGCTAACCTTGGCGCAGCTCAAGGAACTCTATTCCAATGGCAAAGCTGCACAGTAAATTCCAGTTCACAGTCGAGGGCCAGCAGCCCAAAGCCAAGCCCAAGACCACAGCGAAGCAGAAAGCTGCTAAAACAGAAGGGAACAAGGGAGCTACCTGATGCCTCGTTACACTGGACCTAAGAAGCCCCAAGCAACCATGGGCAAGAAAAAGCCCAAGAAAAAGAAGAAGTGATGGCACGCAAGCAGCGACGAGTCCCAAAAGACAAGGACACTGGTCTGCCCAAGAAGTACCTGTCAGGTGCTAAAAATCGTGCCGCCAAAGCTCGTGAGATCAAGCGAACTGCTGAAGCTTACAAACGCGGCGAGTTCATCGACATCAACGCTGTTTCCGCATCGAGGACCAAGCAAGGTGGCACCAAAAAGAAAACCTCTAAGCGAGGCAACAAAAGAAACACTAAGAAAAAAGGCTGAGAAGTCTCGGTTTACCTATGGGCAGCTGGCAGCTGTTTACCGTAGAGGCCAGGGTGCTTACCTCGCCAGCGGCTCACGCAATGTGCCTATGGCAGCGTGGGCAATGGGCCGCGTCAATTCGTTTGTGTCTGGCAAGGGCGGTGCTCGCAAGGCTGACGCAGATTTAATGAAGCAACGTAAAAAGAAAAAGTGATGGCGAAGAAAGACCCACGCCTTCAACGCTATGGCCTGTCAACCTTTAACAAGCCGAAGCGCACGCCAAGCCATCCGAAAAAGAGTCACGTCGTTTTGGCGAAGGAAGGTGATCGGGTCAAGCTCATTCGTTTTGGTCAGCAAGGCGCTAAAACGAAGCCACCTCGCAAGGGAGAGTCGAAGGCTGATAAGACTAAGCGTGCGTCATTCAAAGCGCGTCATGCGAAGAATATCGCGAAAGGCAAGATGAGTGCGGCATTCTGGGCCGACAAAACTAAGTGGAGCTGATAAACTTTAGATGCAATTTAGCCTGTGGCTAATTTATGTCTGAAGATCAAACCGCTCCTGTGGAGCAAGCCGACAACAATTCACAGCTAATTGCTGAGCTTGATGCAATGCGGCGAAAGAATGCCGAGTTGCTAGATGAATACAAGAAAGCAAAACAGCAAGCAAAGGCAGTCCCTGATGGCGTTGATGTTCAGGAGTTACTGGACTTCAAAGCTAAGGCAGAGCAAGCAGATCTGGAAAAACAGGGCAAGTACAGCGAAGCTCGACAAGCTTTGGAGCAGCAGTTCCGTGAGGCGACGGCGGAAAAGGACCAGCGCATTGCCGAGCTAGAGACCAGAGTCAGAGAACTTGAACTGATCACACCAGCTGTCACGGCATTGGCTGACGTAGTGCATGATCCTGATCTGATCTTGAAAACCAAGCTGTCTAGCCAACAGATTGAGCGCGAAACAGACGGTACTGTTGTGGTTGTTGATGGCTACAAGCGGACGCCGGTTACTGAATGGGCAAAGGCCCTGCCTGCATGGATGCAGAAAGCTCCAAAGCCACAAGGCAGTGGCGCACCATCAGGAACGCGATCATCTGGGGACATCCCAGCAGGAACAGTGAATCCGTTCATGCCTGACAGCTTCAACCTGACAGAACAATCTAGGCTGTTCCGCACTGATCGGGATCTGTACGAAAGGTTGAAAACTGCCGCGAAGCGTTAGTATGTGAAACATAGGCAAGGCTGTGCTGCGCCGTAAGGGCTGTGCCCATACCGTAAACACCATTTTTTGAGGATCTGTCATGGCGACTCTTCGCTCTGACATCATCATCCCAGAGGTATTTACGCCTTACGTCATTGAGCAGACAACTCAGCGTGATGCCTTCTTGGCTAGCGGTGTGGTGCAGCCAATGGCGGAGCTAAATGCTTCCGAGGATGGTGGTGATTTCGTTCAAGTGCCTTTCTACAAGGCCAATCTGTCAGGCGATTTCGAGCGTCTGACGGATAGCTCTTCACTAACCCCTGGCAAGATCACTGCTGATAAGCAAGTGGCTGCCGTACTTCATCGCGGGAGAGCCTTTGAGAGCAGAGATTTAGCAGCACTTGCTGCGGGCTCTGATCCGATGGCTGCGATCGGTTCCAAGATTGCTGATTACATTGCCAACCAGCGTCAGAAAGATCTTCTGTCTTGCTTGGCTGGTGTGTTCGGTGCTGTTGGTGACACCAGCTCTGCTGCTTACGCCGGTCTGGCTGTAGACGGCACAACTGGCGACACCCCAACGATTCTCGGGCCTCGTCAGATTGTTGAAGCCAAGTCAATCCTTGGTGATCAAGGTGAGAAGCTCACCGCGATCTGCATGCATCCGAAGGTCTACTATGACTTGATGGAGCGTCGTGCGATCGACATGATCTACGACAACACAGGTGCTCCTGACACTGCTGCCGCTCAAGGTTCTACCGCTCCTGCTTTTGGCAGTGTGCAGGTTCCAACCTTCATGGGTCTGCGTGTAATTGTCTCTGCTGATGTGCAGACTGCTGGTTCTGGTTCTTCAACCGAATATAACAATTATCTGTTCACTCAGGGTGCTGTTGGTTCTGGTGAGCAACTCGGCCTTCAGACAGAAACGGATAGAGACATACTTGCAAAATCCGATGCACTCAGTATCGACTTGCACTACGTCTACCACCCGATCGGCTCCAAGTTTTCCACTTCTGTTTCTAACCCAACTCGGGCACAGCTTGAAACTGTGGGCAACTGGACCAAGGTGTACGAGACCAACAACATTGGGATCGTTCGGGTTACCACCACTTCTAACCTTGATTGACGGAGGTAACTAACTATGGCATCCATTTTTGAGGCAACAGCCGGCAACCTTGTCGGCCCCGCTACTGGCGGTACTGTCACGCAGGCCACTAACAAGGCCACTGCCGTGACTCTCAACGCTGAGTCCGGTCAAATTACCCTTAACGATGCTGCGCTTGCAGCAGCCGCTGAGGTTTCTTTTACCGTCAACAACGACAAGATCGCTGCCACTGATGTGGTGGTGTGTAACCACGGCTCCGCTGGAACTGCTGGTTCTTACCTTGTGCAGGCAAACTCGATTGCTGCTGGATCTTTCAAGATCACGGTTGCAAACGTGTCTGCCGGTTCACTTGGCGAGGCAATCGTTGTGAACTTCGTAGCTCTGAAGGGCGCTAGCTCCTGATGGGTCTCTTCGCTTTCCGGCGAATGAAGGAACGTGAGGCTGCTGCGAAAGCGGTAGCCTCTGTTTCTATAGAGCCGGACATTAAGATTTCTACCGTGAAGGCTGATGGCAGTATCAATCGACGCAACAGCGGGAGGCGCAAGCGCCAACAGCTACATCACGCTGACTGAAGCCAACACGTTTGTGGAGGCCATGATCTCTAGCACCGATGTCTCCAAGTGGACAACGGGCACTGATGACACACGCAATCGAGCGTTAGCAGCAGCAGCGCAACGTCTTGATCGTGAAAGATTTTTAGGTGCAAGGGCAACTGATACGCAATCAATGCAGTGGCCGCGCACAGGTGTAAGAAAGCCTGACACCTACGTCAACACCTATGCAACCGGGTTTCCGTTTCGTATTTCTGAGGATTATTTCACCGATACAGAAATTCCGGATCAGATTAAACGTGCTCAGATTGAGCTAGCGGTCTACCTGAAAAACAATGTAGACGGCATCAGTCTAGGTGGCCTTGAGGATTTCAAAAGCGTGCAAGTTGGAAGCATCAGTGTCACGCCTGACAAGTCCGGTGCGATTGGCGCTGATCGTGTCAATGTTTGAAAGGTACTTGACAAGCCTTAGAATCAGTGGGCCGGGCAACATCGCAATCCGCAGGAGCTGACCATGGGCTATGGCTACCAGCCGACTAAGGCAACCATCATTACGAACACGGCGGCTCAGACTGGTCGTTTTGTAAAAATCATGGCGCTTGAGGATTCGGTGATTGCATCGATGACGTCTGCTGCCATCACTGAAAATGGATCCTCAACAATCGAGGGCATTGAGTTCGACACCTCTGCCTGTATCGAGGGCCTTGAGATTACGAGCATCACGCTGACAAGCGGAACAATCGTTGCCTACGAAGTCTGATGTCCCTTGCCACTTCGCTAGTCAAGACGGCCAAGAAGGCGGTCAGCAAGCTCGGCGGAGATGTGACAGTTCGTTACGTTTCTGCAGGAGCTTACGACGCGTCAGCTGGCACTGTGACGGAGACGACGAGCGACACTGACACGAAAGGCGTACTTCAAGATGTAAGTGTTCGTGAAGTCAATGAGCTGATTCAGGCAGGCGACAAGCGTCTGATTGTTGCTGCTGATGATCTGCCAAGTGCGCCTGAGACGAAAGACCGCGTTGTGATCAGCACTGTTGTTCATCAGATTGTTCGAGTTGTAACGCAGGAGCAGGACAACACGGCGATCACTTACGAACTGATTCTGAGGGTTTAGCCATGGCGAGACAAATAAAAATTGATCAGATTGCTGATTTAATGGAAGAAGAAGTGCAAGAGGTAGTTAAACTGACTGCGCTTGAGTGGACAGCTGAAGTTAAAAAACAAACGCCTGTGTTTTCGCTCGATACATATACGCAAGAAGAACTTGATTCGATGCCAATGTATTTTAAGGTTCAGGGCAAAACAGTGCCTTTGAAAAAAGCATTACTTAATCATGGTACGGGCGGCAGGTTGCGAGAAGCATGGCAAACAGACATTGGCAAGTTTCAGGCCACAATTTCAAATAACATGAAATACGCAGAGCCTGTTCTGTATGGAAACAACTTGCCACCTTCGTGGAAGGGTCAGTACAGGACAAGACAGGACACTATCCCTGGCTTCCCTGATTTGATCGGGAAAGAGATTGCAGCAAAACGAGTGCCAAAATTTATTGAGGCAATCCGCAGGAGGAATAGATAATGGCAGCAGCAGATTTGAACGCAATCCGGGCAACGCTTGAGCTGCATTTGCTTGCTGGTTTTGGAGCTGATACAACAACAGAAGACGGCAACACTCTTATCAGTGAAGCAGGTTTAATTATTGTTACCGAATCGCCAGAAGCAAGTCCTACTCCTCTTGTGTTTAGCAATCAGGCTTATGAGCCAACCCCAAATGATTCGTTTTTGAAATGCCAGATTTCGTTTTCTGCTAGCACTTATCTAAGCCAAGGCGGTACAACAAACTCTTCCAATCAAATTGAAGGCACGATAGAAGCATCCATTTTTACGCCAAAAGGCGTTGGCCCTGGTGCTAACTATGACTTAGCAGATCGTGTTTGCCTTTTATACACAAGGGATATTCTAGATGGAATACAAACTGGGCCACCTTCTGGGCCTAGCGTCATCGCGTCACCACAGCCATCAGCGTTTTTTCAATCCATAGTGTCGGTGCCTTTTAATTTGTATGAATATCTGTAAAAAATGGCTTTTGCATCCCGCAACACCATAAGAGCAACGATTGAAGGGCGGCTTGCGACAGAACTAGCGAGCAGCCCAGCTGTGCCGGTTGTTTTTCACAACATGGCTTATGAGCCGACACCGGGCAGTTCATTTGTACAATGCCTTGTCAGCTTTGGTGCTGGGGAATACCTCAGCCAGGGAGGCACGACAGCTTCTGACAATCGCATTGTGGGTCTGTTGCTGATAAATGTATTTTCTGCCAAGGGCGTTGGGCCTAGTGCCAATCTCACTATCGCCAAGCGTGTGCGCGATCTGTATAATCGAGTTAACGTGTCGGGGGTTTACTTCGACGCTCCAGTTGGCCCAGAGGTTTTGGCTTCGGCTTCTCCCGAGGGTTTCTTCCAAACTCAGGTCCGTGTGACCTTTGAATTCATCGAGGAACTCTGACCATGGCGCTAGGAACTCTTTATCGAGGGGAGCAAGGAAGCGTTAAGTTTGACGACGCGGGTAGCAGCGCAAATCCAATCGTCGGCACTCGCTCGTGGTCGTTGACGCTGGATAAAGCAGTGCTGGAAACCACTGCGATCGGCGATAGTTATGCCGGGAACGTTGGCAGCATTATTAGCGGCTCTGGCTCTGTTGAGGTTATTTACACCGCAACAGCCTCGGAAACAGGCGCATTCGTTGATCACATAAACACGGCACAAGACCAAGGCACTGCATTGTTTGAGCTGTATCTGTTCTCAACTACTAAAAAGATTGTATTTGATGGCGTAGTCACGTCGGCTGATTTCTCGGCAACTGTTGGCGAGCTTCAAGTCGTGACGATAAACTTCGTCACAAACGGCACCATTACCACCACTGTTTAATCATGACTTTTTATCGCGGCGAAGAAGGACTTGTTAAGTTCACACACGATGCGGATGGCACGTTGACTACTGTGTCTGGCGTGCGCTCGTGGTCGCTTTCTGTCGAGAAAGAGGCCATTGAAATTACGGCACATGCCGACACTTCACGCGACTTTACGGGAGGCTTAGTTAGCGGCAGCGGAACGATGGAGCTGTTGTATGAGAACACAGCTGCCGGAGATGGTAAAGGTGATCTGATTCGAGAAGCAATAGCGTCTTCCGTCACCGAGGGAGCCAGTATTGCCAAGGCTGAGTTGTTTACCGTTGACGCTGACGGCAGCGGTGGCGCAGGATCGCAAAAGTTTGAGTTTAATATCCTTATAACCGGATCAGAATTTGGCGCAACAGTTGGCGAATTGCAGGTTGTTTCGGTAAGCTTTGTCACGAAGGGTGACATCTCTTACACGACTGTTTCATGAGTACAGCTAATCAACGCACTGTCGATCTGCTGGTTGGATCGTTTGATCTTAACCAGCGCCGTCGATTTGATCTTAAAAATGCAAATGGCGAGATTGTCATTGCGTTGTATTTCCGTCCAATCACAAGAGCGGATCGGAAGCGGGCTCAGTCATTAACCACTTCAGAAGACGCACTGGACATCAGCACACAAATGCTGTGCCAGATGGCTGAGCTTGAAGATGGTCAAAAGGCGTTTGCTTCAGCAGATGCGGTCAAGCTACAACGTGAGTTGCCTGAGTCTGTTCTGAATGAACTTGAGCTGTTCCTGTTTGGTCTTGGTGAAGAGACCAGCCTAGAAGAAGCAAAAAACGACTAAAGCAGGACAGCTGGCTCAATTTTGAGTTTTTTCTGGCCTGCGAGCTTGGTATGACTGTAAGCAAGCTCCGCACAGAGTTGACTGACGCGGAGTTCATTCACTTTGCAGCGTATTACGAGCTGAAGGCTGAGCGTGAAAAACAGGCGATAGATCGCGCAAAGGCTGGGCGGCGGTAGAATAGAGACATTGCTCAGAGTTCATGGCAAGGGCGTCGGTTGAACTGATCGTCGAAGCCGCAAGGGCGGTTAATCCGCTGCGAAAAGTTGAAAGACAAGCAAAAAGAGTTGAACAACAACTTAATAAAACGCGTAAAAGCACAAAACGAGTAGAAGCGGCCCTTATTCTTATGGGCCGGAGAGGCATAAATAGTATTCGCGATTTAGAAAGCAATGCTGCCAAGTTAGGCAAACGAATGGGTGGCTTGCGAGGAGCTATCGGCAAAGCGGCGATCGGTTTAGTTGCATTCAAAGCTGGACAAGCGGCTATCGCAAGAATTGAATCTGTCAGAAGATTGCAAAGGTTAGGAGGCGCCTATGGCGAAGTGGCCGCTCTACAAGATGCCGCAACAGAAGCATCCAAGACGTTTGGCTTGAGCCAAACAGAAGCAAATCAACAATTCAGTCAAATATATGCAAGGTTGCGACCTGTAGGAGTAACATTAGAAGATATAAAGAGCACATTCGTTGGCTTTAATACTGTCGCTCGTCTAAGCGGTGCAACTTCCGTAGAAGCATCAAATGCGTTTACGCAACTTGCTCAAGCGTTAGGCAGTGGGGCGCTAAGAGGCGATGAATTTAATAGCATTTCTGAGCAGGTGCCAGGGATTCTGACCGCAATTAGCAAAGAGACTGGTGTTGCTCAAGGAAGCCTGAGAAAATACGCGGCAGAAGGCAAAATTACTTCAGATATTGTCATGAAGGCGCTTAAGCGCATTGAAAAAGAAGGTGCGGCTGGGCTTGAGGATGCTATGGATGGTCCTGCTCAAGCATTTAAGAACTTTAAGAACACTGTCGATGACATTTTAGTTGCATTAGGCGAAGACTCAATACCAGAAGTCGTAAGGCTCATTAATCATATCTCTGACGCCATTAACGGACTAAAGCCTATTATTGAAGGCGTTGGCAGTTTTGCGGCTACCATTATTGGGGGAGTTGCTGACGTCATTGATCGAATCCGTGACCCAAACAAATTAGCGAGAGAGCAACAAGAATTTTTCGAAACGGGCCGCAATCGCAATAAAATGCGCCGTGGCAAGTTTATGAGTACCGCTAATCTACAGCCTGGATATAAAGAGCAAGAGCTTGCTCTTTTCGGCAAAGTTGATGAGTTGCGTACTCAGCAACAGCAACAGCGAAAGAAACCCTCTTCTAATACACTCCCACCCACAGGCGATAAAAAAAGAGACGATACTGCAGCAGCGCAAAGCATTGTTCGGCAACGGCAAAACGAACTTGCTGTACTTAAGCAGACAACCGTTTTAGGCAAGGAACTGCAGCAGCTTGAGTTTAACCGCTCTGAAGAATTGCGAAGAGTCAATGGGTTTGAAAACATTTCGGCAGAGCTGCGCCAAGAGGCAATCGACAGAATGAATGAATTTTATGACGCTCAAAAAGGCAGCGTTATAGGTGAAGCGTTAGCTCAGGACGTTCTTAAG